CCTTGAGGAGCCATTTGACATGAGTTTCTTATATCTTTTTGATTCTGTAATAGCAAACTCAGTTAAGCCCCATCGGCCGTAGTTATTAATTTGTAATTACATTCTAATACAAGAATAGCTACCATTAACAAAACCATACTTAAAGTGTTTATGGGTTACCAACTAATACTAATAAACATTAATGAATGAGTTACCACCTAATACTAATGTGGGTTACATAGTAACCATGAATACGTGGAGCGAACGCAGTGAGCGATACCTGGCCAAAATCACGGCCTGGCAGGCTTCATAAGAAGCCTGCCCGGAGCGAAGCGGAGGTCGAGGCTTCCATGAAGCCGAAGGTCGAACTAGTTACGCTAACATCCCTCTGACCATAAATTAAAAAACGCAAGGGTGCCCCGGAGCGAAGCGGAGGGCACACCCTTGGTCCCGGAGGGCAGGCTTACTCCATTAAAAAGCCGAGTTTTTATGTAATATAATCAATGGCTAGTGAGCGTAGCGAACTAGCATCTGAGATACTAGCCATTAATCGCTAGTGAGCGTAGCGAACTAGCATCTGAAGTACTAGCCAACAAATCTGAGTCTCGCATTGTAGCTCACTGTAGGAGCATAAGTCGTGCTGCTAGTGAAGCCCAGCATGCAGATCTTGTTGTCAATGATGGTATCGTAGTACCCGGTTGTACTTCCTGTTTTGAACTGGGTCTTTAGACCGTTCAGTGGAATGAAGAAGTGAAAGGGCACCTGTACTCCTGATTGTTCCAGATCTGTTCCATCGTATGTGATCATAGGCTGCGTTAGCTGCCTCCTCCACTGTTTGAGTACACGGAACCTCTTCCTGTTCTCCATCTTGCGAAGAGGTGAAGAAGCCAGAGCTGCTGCTCCTGGGTTAGTGTACACATCCTCACTGTTGATGTCTGTAGCGTTTGTCTGTGTATCTAGTACAACAGAAAGTAGCACCGTTGGAGCTGCATCGCCAGCGATAACACTGGCCACGGGGATGTTTACTATCCCCTTGATCTCCAGTTGTTGCATGGATATTTCCATGCCATCTCTGTTCGTTGCACCATCTCCACTTGGGACTCCATTGAGGCACAGGATAGTTGCAGGGTTGAGTTCTCCACCCGATGCGTCAGCTGGTGCAACCAGGGCGCTTGCCGTAAGGAATGTGTCGAAGTACTTCCTCTCAACTGAAAGTAGTCCACCCGTCCTAATGTTTCGAAGCGCGGGGTTTTTCTTAGACCGCGGTCTCCTGTAAGGGGCCATGACGCCCCGTCTCTTCTTGTTAGAAGTGTACGTTCCTTTGCTTCTCCTTCGTTTGGGCATTTTAGTTCTTTAGTTAAAATACCTTAAGATAAAAGGGTTACGCTTTTAGTTCGTGGGGGGTGGCTGCCATTATTACCAGCCACCCCACGACCTAGATCTATCTTGGTCGTAAAATGTTATTGTTTTGTTTGTTTGTGGATAAGGAAGAGCCTTTAAAGGGTGTAACGAATGAAATGACGCCGCCTGGCAAGCAAGGAATGGATGAGGCTACACTACGAGCTGGTTGGGCACAGCAGCTCCAAGGCGATGAACATCCCATCTATCTGCTGATAGTTTAGTCTTGTCAGGGGCGAAGTTGGTGAATACAATGAGCCTGCATTCCTTAGCCCTCTTGACTACCGGAACATACTTGGTGCTATGCACGCGTCTGTTCTTGAAGTCCTCCAGTAGCTTGTAAGGGAACTTGTCTTGAGCATCTCTTGCGTAGTCGAAGACTACATACTCCTGTAGATCAAAGGTGTACGCGATGTCCGAGTACTTGCCACCAGTAATGATGTAGGCGTTGCGCCAGACCTCGAGCCAGTCAGCGAGGAAGGTCTTGCCTGCGTTGCCTGTCTCATCATAGTACCAGGTCACCTTCCTCCTTGGTTGACTAAAAGGAGTATTTATGAGTAGGGAACATATTGAACTCTTTGAAATGACTACCAGTTCTAGATGGACACCATGTGAGTTGTACAGGAGGGAGGACGCACTCATCAAGGTTGAGGACTGCTTCGTTCTGCCAGTCCCGTAGTATGATGTCTGTCATCTCCTCCTTCGCTCTTGCTCTTGCCTCCTTCTCTCTTGCTTGATGACGTAGGTTCTGCGAGAACTTCTGAAAAGAAGCTGAAGCCTTGAGAGTGTTGCTGTCCAAGGCGAGCTCTAAGTCTGTTTTCCCACCTAGGATTCCGTCTCGTAGAGCTTCCAGATCTACTCTTGCTGATGCCCTGCCAGCGAGTTTGGGATCCGTCTCCCTCGGCACACCTCCTTCCTTGAAGTCCCCCTCCTTCTTGCAGTATGTCTGATTCTGAGTCAGACTCCCCTTCGCTGGTACTAGGTGTACTTGGACCCCAGCCTTCACTGTCGCCTTCTGTAGAGCCTTCAGTCTCTGCCTCTTCGTCAGTTGTATATACATCTGTAGATGAGGAGTCCCAGTCTCTGGGGCTATCTCCTTTCCTGAGATCCAGTAGGAGATTAGCGTCTCCTTCTTGCGTGGTGTCATCACCAGTGGAAGCTTGCTTTCCCAGTCTTCTGGGTAGTTGTTCCACGTCGCACACCAGTTTCGGTACATTAGTCCTTGAGGAGCCATTTGACATGAGTTTCTTATATCTTTTTGATTCTGTAATAGCAAACTCAGTTAAGCCCCATCGGC